TCAAAGAACTTCGGCTGCTTGCGGAATGTCCATGAGGCGTAGTTGGTTGAAGTCAGGTTTCCAGTTGCGCTACCAAGAGTAAATCCATTAGAGTTGTAGGTTTGAACAGACCCCGCCGACTCCGCAGACGTAGTGTTTGATCGTAGTATTTTATTCACACCCCTTACGGTGTCGGAAAGAGCGTGATCGTCAGTTGAATATGTGCCGGAACGAGGTTTATTCCAAACCATTCCACCCTTGCCCGCCAAATCAATACCGTTGGTGATCGTCTGTGTAGAGCTGTTGCCCGTGTACAGGTAGGTGCTGAAGACATCTTCGATGTAGTTGGCACCGTTCGACACCGTTGAGGAATTACTTGAAAACATTAATATTCCTTAGACGGTGTAATTCTTGCCAGCGTCTGACCCGTACCAATTTGTACCGTCCGCTGTGAAGACATACTTGTCCAGCTTGCTGGCAGTGGCAGTGATGGTGGGCGCAGTGCCACCGGGCCACTTCACAGCAGCGGGCCATGTCACCGTGCGTGAGCCTGTGGCATCCTGCTTGAGCAAGATGATGAAGCCCTTGCCAGCCGTGGCAGTGGGAAACGTGAACGTGCAACTGCCGGTCAGCGTCAATACCTGCACAGAGCCGCCAGCCAAGTCAATGGTGTAGGCAGTGCTGGTGTTGGCTGTCGCAACTTCTTCGGTGTAACCGTTGGTGAAGGTTCCGGCTTCGATGGTTTTGCTGGTGAGGGTTTGTGTGCCTGTGAGGGTGACGTCACCGACAGCAATGTCACCACTACCAAGCAAGTTATTACTGTTGATTGTCTTGATGCTAGTGCCGCTAACAAGCGTTGGCTGCACATCAATATCACCACTGCCAAGCAATGTGGTAGTGTTGATTGTTTTGATGCTAGTGCCGCTAACAAGCGTTGGCTGCACAGCAACATCACCACTGCCAAGCAAGCTATTGCTGTTGACAGTCTTGATGGTGGTGCCAGAGGTCAGTGCAGCTTGCACACCCGTGAGTGTATTACTTGCAAAAGCAATGGTCTTGTTTGTCAGCGTGTTACTAGAAGACTCTGTTAGATAACCACCAGCATCGATCAAGTAACTAAGCGCTGACCAAGTAGAAGAACCGTTGCCGATTTTAATCTTACTAGTATTTGTCTCAGCACCAAGTTCACCTTGTGCAAGGATGGGATTTGCAGCAGTCCAGTTAGCAGCAGTATCTCTCCGAATTTGAATCATATCAGCCATATGCTGTTCCTCCGTTAATAGATTGAGTAGAAGTATAAACACTATTTGCAAACCCGCCATCTACCATATTCACCGGATTTGCAAGAACAAAAGTACCATATGCCACGATATCAACATCATCACCAGCAGCCAAGCCCGTTGCGAATACAACGCTTGTACCCGTAGTAGCAACGAAGTCAGTACCGACAATCTGTTTAACACCATTTAAATATACATCAACAAAGCCTATATCATATGTAATAGAGAATGTTGTTTGTGCGGCAGTGGCTACAAAGACTTGACGTTGTGATGTACCGTTAACAGCAGAGCCAGCTGCCTTCCATATAGTGCCAGTATATACTCGCATCTCGTTGGCTATTGTATCAAAATACAAAGCGCCGGTCAACAAAGCATTACTGTCATTGTCTAATGACGGAGCAGAAGACTTTGCACCAAGATAACGATCATCAAAACTGTCGTAGCTGGCAGCAGCAGCAGTGGCGCTAGTAGAAGCGGCACCAGCAGATGTAGAAGCATTGCTGGCTGAAGTAGAAGCAGCGCCAGCAGAGGTGGCAGCATCGCCAGCAGAGATGGCAGCAGCGGCAGCAGAAGCAGCAGCAGATGCTGTAGAGCCGAACAACACATCAATGTAGTTCTTTGTCGCAGCATCTTGATTTGCTGTTGGGTCACCCAAGCCTGTAATCTTGCTTGTACCCATAGCAATGGCACCAGACATAGTGCCACCAGATAGCGACAGCTTCAATGCATCGGCAGTGTCAACGTATGCCTTAGTAGATGCGTCTGTATTTGCAGTGGGAGTACCTAGTCCTGTAATCTTGCTAGTGCCCATTGCAATGGCACCAGACATTGTACCGCCAGACAGCGACAGCTTCAACGCATCAGCAGTATCAACATAAGCTTTGGTAGCAGCATCTTGATCGGATGCAGGAGTGCCAAGTCCAGTAATCTTGTTGGTGCCCATAGCAATGGCACCAGTCATTGTGCCACCAGCTAATGGTAGCTTAGCGGCAATGGAAGCTGTCAGACTGGTAGCAAAGTTGGGGTCATCACCAAGAGCAGCAGCCAACTCATTCAACGTATCGAGAGTGCCGGGGGCGCTATCAATCAAGTTGCTGATGGAGGTATCAACATATCCTTTGGTGGCAGCGTCTGCTGTTGATGTAGGAGTACCAAGACCAGTGATCTTGCTTGTACCCATAGCAATGGCACCAGACATTGTGCCGCCAGACAAGCTCAGCTTGAGAGCATCGGCTGTATCAACATAGCCCTTAGTGGCAGCGTCACCAGCATTTGTTGGCGAGGTTAGGTTGGTGATGGTGGCAGCAGTGCCAGCATCCATGTTCAAGCCACCGTTGATGGTGACATCGTTGAATGTCGAAGTGCCTGTAGAAGCTGTTACATTACCAGTGACATTGCCAGTGACATTGCCAGTGACAGCGCCTGTGTGAGTGCCAGTGGTGTTGCCAACGACAGCACCTGTCAGACCACCGACAAAGCCAGTGGTGGCAGTGATGGTTGTACCTGTGATGGCTTGAGCAGAAGAAGCACCAATAACAGTGCCGTCAACAGTACCCGCATTGATGTCAGCAGAGGCAATGACCGCGCTAGTGCCAACAGTCAGAGAAGGAATGCTAGCAGATGTGGTTGCTGTGAGGATATCAACAGCAGCAGTGCCAGACAAGAATGCGTTTTTAAACTTAAGTGCTGAAGTGCCAAGATCAATGTCAGCAGTGGTGACAGGAACAATGGCACCGTCTTGAACACGCACTTGCTCAACAGCAGCAGCAGCCACTTCAACAAACACACCAACACGATTGTTAGTGCTATCTACAACAACTTTGTTAAGAGCGTCAGCGTCTGCAAGCAGAGGAACGTAGTTACCTTCAGTGGCACTACCATCATGGCGGTGACCACCAGCCAGCAGGAAAGCATCACGCAATGCATTCAGTTCGTTATTAATTGGGGCTGCGCGTACAACGGCGGTTGGCACGATGTCGGCAGCAGATTGTCTTTGATATCCAGCCAAGATTATCTCCTGTCGTTAAATGAGAAATTCAAGACCATGCCTTGAATGTTATGACTGGCGTTTGTATCAAATGTAACATACTTAAATGAAACAGAGAAGCCAGAGCCTGAAATGTTTGTCTTCACCACTGGTGAAGGATTGCCGTCATATATAACACCACTGTCATATATAGCAGTATTGTAATACGCTGCTGCACCAGCCGTTGTTATAGCATAGTTTGAAGGATTAAAAACATTAACGCTATCTTCAAAGTCATAAGAAACAGAGAAAACAATGTTAGTGCTTCCTTCGCTACGCAAGAACGTAGTTATATTATAGAAGTTCTTACGGATGGTGGGGTCTTCAAAGTAGAAATATGGAGTTTGATAGATGCTGAGAATCTCACGACCATCAAAGTTGCTACCAGTTTCTTGCTTATAAACCTTGCCGTTGGAAGCGCCATGAAGAATGATTTCTTCAAAGCCAATGTATCCGCTAGTGGCGCATGACACCACCATATCAAACAACAGGCTATATTCAAATGCGGAACCACGATCTGTTTTACGGATGCCAGCAATGAAGCCAAACAATCCTTCAGTTGGCAACATGAATCGAAACTGACTCTTCTTATTGTACACAACCATGCTAACTGTCTCAGTGTCAATATCACCCTGAACCAGTTCATCTACAATTGAAACAACAGTGCTCTGCACTTGCTTAGATATTGTTTCCAACTCAACGTCACCAATTCGTGCTGTGCCAGAGATTGGTCTAAAGCCATCATGGCTAAGGAATACTAGATTACCAGCAATCTCGACAACACTATCAGAAGCAACACAACCAAGGTTGCTAGTAACTTCTTCAATTTTGAAGTCGGCAATACTTGTTCCAGAAAGACGATTGATTGCGTTCTTACCAAAGATATACAGCGATTCACGAAAGCTTTTAATTTGTACAATTGGGAAACCGACATTAATAACACCAGCACCATTGGCTGGAGTGAAGTCTGTCTCAGCAAGCGGTGCAGAGAAATACAAGTTGTATGGCTCAGACGAGTCACCGGCTAGAAATAAATGATTAGCAAAATGAGTTACAAACTTAGGTGCTGCCGGTGCTGGTGAAGCAAGCTGTGTGTATGTGGTGCCGTCATAAACAGCAGCGCGATTAATACCATCAGCAAGTGCCATCTTATCAACACCCCAAGACAGGTTCTCAAAGCGAACCTTCTTGACACCAACCATTGTTACACCGCCAGTAGTGGTGATAGCATTCCATGCAGACGTAGTAGTATTCCATTTATAGAAATAGCTAGTCGATGGAGATGTAGGTTTACGGCAAGCAAATATTCCATTATTAATATTCTCAGAGATGTTAACACCAAGCACAGAACCTTCGCCGGGAACTGTGCCATATGTATTGGCATAGCCGCTAATGCGCCGATACCCACCAGTAATGGATGGCTCGTAGTTGATAAGCTGAAGACCGCTACCGGGATACAACTCACCCTGCGCCAGCATGTCCTTGTTGGTGTCTAAGCCACCTAAGCAGCTTACTTTGTATGCCTGAATCTTATCAGCCATTCAACACTCTGAAAGATGTGACTGGTTTCATAATCATTGTAGAGCGCATATACAGAGGCTCGTCCATAAGCAGACGGCGCATGGCTTTAACACCTTGTTCAAACTTGTCTTTGTGGATGGCAGCACTCTGTTCATTGCTACGGAACAACATCATGAACATCATAGCGCCATCAATGATGACATTGTTAAAGCGTTCTGGAATGATGTTGACATCAGAGAACAATGTCAATGAGGTTGGAAAGCTCCAATACTTATACTCAATGACATAAGCCTGATCAGGTGGTGGGGAGACAATGAACTTAGGTTCTTGCGTCATAGCAATGACACTAGTTGGACCATAGCCACCAGTGCCAGCTGTCTCGTCTTGACCACGATGCTTGTCAACATACTCAACATACGAAACAACCGGCAGTTTGCCGGGTTCATTGCTGTCGTTGAGTTTCTTAATGTAGAAGCTTTCCCAATCAACGCTGCTCATGGTTGATGGAAAGGAATATGTGCCTTCACCAATGGTAAGGGTCTGTGGGTATGTAACTAGCGTGAAGGGCCACTCTTGTCCAGAGTGAAGCACTTCCCTTACGGATGCATTGATGGAGTCTTTAGCAAGAGCTTGGACATTACGGGCAGCAGCGAAGTTAGTAGAGTCAAGCTCAACTTCATTCAAGCGGCGCAGCAATTCATTCGTAAGAGAAAGATAGGTTGATGACATATTAGCTTTTTAAAAACAAAAAAGAAGACCCCCTTGTGAGAGGTCTTCCTATGTACTAGCTATTAAGCCAGCGTATCGCGGTCAGCAGCGCCGGGAGCGCCGTTGGTGTTTTCAACCGGAACGATCACAGCGAACACACGACCAGTGATGACACCGGGCGAACCAGAGATCGTTGTAACAACGTCAATGGTGTCAGCAGCGGAAACAAGACCGGCAGTG